GATACACCACTAGTTCCTGAACTACCACTAACGCCTGATGTTCCGTTAGTTCCATTTATGCCTGATGTTCCCGAACTACCTGATGTCCCGCTAGTTCCTGAACCACCTGAAAACAAAGTTTCCTTTGTTATTTTATATGTTGTTGTTTCACCTGAATTATTACCAGGAAAATAAAACCCATCGGTATTCCCCGTCCATTCTGGTAATTGTGATATTTTTAGATTACTCATTTTATTTTTTTATTTAATATTTTTTTATTGTTGTTGATATAATATTTGGTCGTTATTCTCACTAGTGAAAATAGCTCCATTCTCAAACAATAAATAGAATTGTTCTTGAATGAACGCCGGAATACAAGCTGTCTGTTCTGCCGTAATTGTTATGGTTGCTTCAACCCCACAAACTTCTTCCTTGAACTTATCTGTGAATGGTGTGTAATTTACTGATGTATTTAAGAAGAAATCATAATTGGTAAGTTGATTTGTAAAATAAGCGTAGAAGTCATTTAAGATTTCTTGGCATAAAGACAAACTATCCAACTGGTTAGAATTGATTGGGTCTCCATCAATATATTCATTCAACAAATCATAAATTATGATTGTAAAATTAAAATTAGAATAAGTCCTTTCTATTAGTGATGGTTGTGGAACTGCGTGAAATGCTGGATATTTTGTGATGTAAGTATCCCTTGAATAGTCAGCCATATTACCCCAACTGAAAGTTTGTAGTATTGGGTGTTGAGCCGTGAATACTGCGAATATTTGTATAATATCTTTTATAGTCATTATTGTATTGTTTTTTGGTTTCTTTGGTTTTCTTTATGTGCTTTATCTAACCTATACGATAAATACCCCAAGACCTCAAACAATTCTAATTTCAACACAGGATTTACCTTTAAGATGTCGTCTTGAGCGCACAACATAAGTGATTGATAATAGAAATCTACTACGGATTGTTGGACTTCTTGTGGTGTAGTATCTTTATTTTTGTTTTGTCTTTTGTTTTGTTCCCTATCGCTTTCGTCTCCATAGATAATAGGGAAGCTTTTGTAAGTTCTTGAACGAAAGTTGTTAAAAAAAAAAGGGCAGAAAACAACCAAGTTATAGGAAAGTGCTTGAAGTCATTTAGACGACCATTACATTCGTCTAATGAATAGGGGATAATTTCCCTGTCTTCCCCAATCTTATCGTTGGATAATGGTTTATATAAGTGGGTTGCCAGTTTAACCAAATCCAAAGGACTTTCAGCCATAAACACTTCAAGGTTTATCCATTCTTCATAACTGATATTTGATGGTTTGATTAGACCATACTTCTTACCCTTAAAATCAACCACCAAGTTCAACGGGGTTGTATCTGTATTAGACCATTCAGTCATCAACATCTTTGCCACAAACGATACTTGTGCGAATGGTGCCTGTTTAACTTCTTCTATCGGTGCCCCCGTCATCATCGTAATCAATTCAGTTGCTTTGATGTCGTTGTTATTCTTCAGTAATTCATACTGCTCTATCGTGATGGGTAATATCCCATATTCCTTTTTACCTAATACTACTTTCATAATGTTTTAATAATATACCTATCATTTTACCTAATGGTAATTTATGCTGTTTAGCTAATTTCTGTAGGGGTCTATAGTATTCACCCTTCATTACTACAGCGTGGTAATCATAGTCATAATCTTTACCATTTCTTTTAAGCTTCATAATTGTTTCTTGTTTTTAATTTTATTCTGTTCTTGTAGGTCTCAATACCTACTGGCTCTACGAAATGGTTTTTGTATATCACATCAATCAAGTCGTTTAATATCATCGTCATTTCCTTCTTATCAAACTTGATATGTTTGTTTAAGAATATGGTATATTCCAAAGACACATAACCCAATTTGGTTTCATTAAAGTTGAATGGTAAATTACCCACATCAATTACCTTCTTACTAAAATACAAACTATTACCCTTATTGACGATGGTTGATTTAATGTCCCTAATAAGTTTGTTGATGGTTCTTTTTGGTTTGTCCGTATTACAGATACACCAAAATCCCAAGTCCAACATAATTGTCCTGAAATCTTGTTTATCCAAAGTTTCACTTGAAACTTCCATTTCATCATAGTTATTTTTAACCATAAACTTACACCCCGATTTTTTTAACTTTGTATTCATATCACATAAAACTATATTTCACTTTTGGTTTATAGGTCATTTCGGTAATCAAGTATCTAGCCGCATCTAATAAGTGGTCTCTACCAGTTGTCTTACTGGTGATGTTTCCTGACCTGTCCTTGAACCATTTGTAGTTCTTCAATTCATCAATCAGGTTCGTTGATGATGCGTCAATCTGTAGTTTATACTTCTTCATTTCCGTTATACCATATAAGACAGAACCAGCTTCCTTCTTTACACCACGAGCTCTTGAATATCCACCCTTCTTAAGCTCATCAATCATACGGGGTTCGCTGCTGTCGGCGATGACCTCAAAGGTTTTCTGTATTCCACCTTCCTTCATCTTAAACAAAATATCATCACTAGACAACCCCCTTTCGTAAAATACTTCCTTCAGGTAGATTATATTATCGGGTTCGTTGATAAGACCCCACACACACGCACATTCGTCATTAGAATAACCCCAGTCAATCCCTACACCTAACATCTTGGAATATCTTGGTGGTTCATTTACAACTTCCCAGTTGATAAAGATTGTTTCACGGGGTTTAATCTTTTTACCCAAAGCATACACTTCATACATTTCGGGGTCTATGTCTTTCAACCCTTCAATAGATTTAACAATTCGGTCATCTAAAAAAGGGTTCTGTTTGTAAGTTGAAACGATTAGTTGGTTTTCAGGTTTTTCTTCCAATTCATAAACGAACCAATCTTCACTAGCCGATGGGTTGTAATCCGCAATAATAAACCTACTGGTTCTAATATCTAATTGAATAAAGGCATCTTGACTAACTGATGTAATTTCGTTGATAAATACGATGTCTTGTTTCATACCACGAAGTTTTCCTGAACCATCATCAGCTCCCAAGAACCTAACCAATCCACCATTATCAAAACGATACACCACTTCACTTTTGTTGAATTGTTCGGGGTTGTATAATCCCATTTGGTTCATTACTTCCTGAAAGTCCAATAGAACCGAATTACGAATTGATACAAGTGTATCCCTTACTATCGTAATTGTCGTGTTAGGGTTCTGTAGCATGTATAAAATTAGGTAAGATATGGTTTGATATGTCTTCCCGCTTCTTGATGAGCCACGAAGGAAGATATGTCTTTTACCTTCCTTTACTGCTTTGTCTATGTCTAGATATAATGTTGATACTTTGACTTCCATACTGAAAATGGGTTCGTTCCCCAGAATACTATAAATATAGTTTATGTTGTAAAAATATACATAATAAAAAAACCCCGACAATAAAGTCAGGGTCTTCTTTATGGACGCAATAAAATTAGGTTATTTTTTTGGTAATCCTTTGTTTTCGATATGGTCTTGGATTGCGTCCAATCTTTTACCGATTTCTGCTGAATATCCGTTTTCTATATAATCCACAAGGACTACCGACATTCCTACTAGTTCTTTCATCGTAAGACATTTCCCACAGGAAACACTCCAATCTAAAACCAACTTCATACTTGATTGTGAAGCGATTTGTCTATCCTTATTCTGCGACATCTGTAGCCTCCGTTTCTTCGTTAAACAATCTAACTTCCAAAATGATAGTCAATCCACCACTTTCATTTGTAAAGATGTTGGTGATAAACTCTTTCATTTCATTTGCTGCTTCGGCGGTGATTTGGTTTGCCGAAATAACCCTTTCTTCCTTTATCATATGAACGATAATGGTGTTTTGTTTTTCTATTGTGGTTTCCATAATTTTAATGTCTGTCTGCTAAATGTTCTTCATAAGCCGCTCTTTCAGCTTCTTCCTGTCTTTCCCTGTATTTTTCATATTGGTAGTCATCATCTTCTGCCAACTGATTATACATTTCCATAACCCAATCCTGTAGTGTTTTTTGTTTGTCTGCCATAGTGATACAAAATTACGAAATAGATTTCACATTACCAAATTATCCCTGATAAAAAAATATATTTCCTATTTGGTTTTGTAGTTGGATAGACCATTCTATCGACTGAAGAATGATGTATATTCTATCTTTCCTTCTTTGGTGTCCCTTTTTTCTTTGTCTCGGTATTTTCATCTTATGCGTTTCTATAATCGTTTATATACGATTGTCTTATTTCTTCTTTTAACCTAGCCTGTTCTTCAGTTGGTTTTAATTCAGGACATCTTTTTCTTACCACACTAATAGCCGCAGCTAATGAATGTGATGATGGAATGTCCTTATTTAGAACACTCAAAAAAAAGTCGTCAATCGTTTTTACCCCCTTATGTTTGACTAATGCCTTACATACTTCTACCCACAACAAATCGTTTGATGCTAGGGTCTGTGGCTTGGTTCTAAAAGCCAGTTCTACAATTTCATCTAATTTCATATATTTACCTTTTTAATAAACTTATAGTGTTCTTCCTTGAATAGTTCATAATCGGGTTCTTCTGTGAATACCCTTGATGTCTCGTGGAATACTTCATTACCTATGTAATGTAAAACGATGAATAACCTACCCTGTGTCGTTTCTACGGGGTTTATTTGTGATGAATACTGATTACCCCTAACTATGGTAATTGTCTTCGTATATCGTTTAATTTCGTCTTTCATAGTAAATGACCTTTTTTCATCGTTCCATCTTTTTCCACTACGGATTTGGTTTATCAATTCACGGGATACACCATACATTTCTGCTATGTCCCCATCACACAACATCGTTGTTGCGAATAGTCGTTTGATTTCCATAACCTTTTGTTCGTTTAATTTACTAGCACCTATCATATTGTTTCCTTTCTTTCTATTGGGGGTTTTTCATCTTTACAATCACAATCGTTTAATCCGTATTCAATATCATCAACCCACTTATTTACATCACCAACAATTTTGATGATACTGGTGGTGTTCCAATACCCCTTTAATTCGTAGGTCTTTTCGTTTCCATTATAGTTGATTTTGATTTTAACCTTATCACTACTGAAACGAACTTCATAAGTGTATTCAGCCCATACACCTTCATTCATCAATTTCTTTTCACCTAAAGGAATATCCCAAAATAAAACTTCACATTCGGTCATACCTTCATCTGTGGTCTGTCTTGAAAATGGTTTCTTCTTATCCCCGAACATCACACCATAGTTGTTGTCTGCGATGAACTGGTTGATTGTATCGTAAATGGATTTCTTATCCACATCATACTTTAGGTTCTTCAGGAAATAGGGGAATATAGATGTTGTATTCACACCCCCATCGTGTTTAACCCAAGAACCGATTACGAACTTATTGTCGTTGTAAATCTTGAAAATTGCTTTTGTTCCCATACTAATAAATATACCAAAATTATTTATGTTGTAAAATTATTTCCAAAAATTGCTGTGTTCTACAGGAAGGTTATTGATGATGTCTTGGGTTTCTTCCAAATCACTACTAACATCTTCAGTTCCGTTGAAATCAATAGTCCAATCAATACTACCACAATCGTAAGCATATACGCTGATAGTCCAAGCTTCATCAACAGAATTGATTTGGTAGATGTCTGCGTCAAAGGAAGTAGAACGGAAACTATCTACACCACTATTGATGATGATGTCGTTAGATACAAAGGTCTTACGAAGTTCGTTGGTAATTTCCATCGCTTTAACTTCAGTTTGTTCTTTTACCAAATCCAAGTATTTTTCTTCAACGATACTTACGATGTAGTTGGTGAAAGCGTAAAGTCCTGTTTCAGTAAAGAAGTTGTTTTCTTCTGCTTCTTCAATCTGTTCGTCATCAGCGTCTTCCATATCAACACCATATTCTTCTTTCAAGTATTCAACAGCGAAGTCATCTTGGATTTCTTGGAACACTTCAATATCGTTGAACTCACCTTCACTATGTAGGGTCTCAATCATTTCCAATACTTCTTCAGGTAATTCACTTACAGATTTAAGGCTCTTGGTGTAGTATCCGTCCCAACCTTTAAGGTAAAGTTCTTTGCGGTCTTCAACAGAAGTGTTTTTAACATACTCATCAAATAGGGAAATTAGTTGGTCTTTCATAGTCGTTTATTTTTTGTTAGTGTGATTGTGTCTTACAAAGTTAGGGATTTTTTTGATACTGCCAAAATTATTTTAAGAAAAGATTTGGCAGATGTTGATATGTTCTTGTAATTTCTTTTGACTACTGGTTGTTTTAACTGCTTGGGTTTTATTATCAGTATCAATATAACCCATTACTTTACCATTTTGATAAAGTGTTGTAGTGTAAAAACCCCATCTGTTTTTTTCAATCTTGAAAGTAATTTTTGTTTGTCCGTTTTCCATATCACAAATATACGGCGATTTACACCACACCGCCAAACATAGCACAAAAAAAAAGGAAAGTTTTTTACGCTTTCCTTTTTATCTACCCCCAACGATGTCTTGGATATGGCAGTATCTTACAGAACAATAGGTTCGTCAGGGCTAGTATCTTGGTAATTAGGTGGTAATATAACACGGACTTCAATTTTGTCTAACCCTGTGTGGTTCAATTCTATAGATTGTTTCACTTTGTATTCAGGGTGTCTGTGTTTTAAGAAGAACTGAAGTAGGTTTGGATTGTCCTTGATTGATTTTTTTAACAGCTCTTCAGCCTGTTCCAATTCAATCTCGAAATATTCTTCAATCTTCGCCTTGAAGGTTTCATCATACTTCTTCCATCTGTAATAACTTTGTTCGCTACACCCACATTCTTTCGTTGCGGATTTAACGGACTTACCTTCTGCTAATCGTAATATGATACATTCTTGTTTTTGAGCTGTTGAATGGATATTCTTTGGCTCCCTTGAAAAGATGTATCCCCTTTTCTTTTTAGGCTGCTTTGGCTCTTCCATACATTTCAATCCTTTCTTCCTGACTAGTTGGTCTTACACCTAATTTGGTGTATATGAATTGGTCTATTAAACGCAATTCACTATTGGCTATATAACCCCAACCACGACTGGCTATACGAGCTTCTACCTTTTGTAATGGGGTTTGCTTACACGAACACATTTCCTTTGTCCTTTCTTAAATCTTCTAATCGTTTATTTGTTTCCCAAAACACTTCAGTAAAGTAATAACATAGCTCAAAGTTGTCGTTTTCTGTGTGATACTTGATTTGTTCTTCTATGTTCGCTAATGTGTTATTTAATAGTTGTGATGGTAATATTTCTGTTATTTGTGCTGTAAGTAATATTTGTTGAAATAACATATCAACACCCGCTTCAATCACTTTCTTTCTATCTTCTACAGGTAGGTTGAATAATTCACCTGCTTCAATTTCATTTATATCTTCGTTCATAACGCTTGTCTTTTACTTGGGTTCATATCACTTCTAAAAGAATATAGTTCTTTTTCCAATTTTTCAATATGGGTTTGGTATTTTTCTAGTTGTGTTTTTAATTCTTTGACTTCAGCCTTTAAGTCATTTATCGCATTTGTATAAACAGATATTACTTCTTTAACATTTTCAATTTCCAATCTGTTTGCTTCAGCCTTGGTTTTTCTATTACCAACTATGTATCCTACTATCGTTGAAATTAAACCTATTACAGATGTCGTTATTACTTCATTCATATAATATAAATATTACAAATCTTTATTTTTTATGGGTAAGTTATGTCGTAGTGAAAATTGAATATGAACTGGAACTTCCCCTGATAAATCGTATCCCATATAGGTAAGTATTTCATTTACCACCCTAGCGGTGTTCTTTCGTTGGGTTTCTTGTCCTTTTGATGCTCTACAATTCATACACATCAAACAATTACCATAAGCATCTATGTAATCAACACAACCCCTAAACTTTTTCTTTGGAAGCCATTTATCACAATACACACATTCGTATTCCCAATTCCCATCTTCATCAACACGCTTTCTTCTAATCAGTAAATCATCATTATTTTCCATATCCGTTGAAATTAAAAAGGGGGGTAAAATAGTTAGGACAAACGAATAAAAATAGTATATGGGAAACACTATTAGAAAGCAAACCCCCCTTGAACTTAAATATAATCATATTATCCCAAAGAAAAAATACTAATAGCTTCTTCAATAGAACAATTCTGTAAATCCCTAATATATTCTATTGAAGCTTTATTTAATTGATAAATCTTTTTTATATCAATTTCTAATTTTTCTTTTTCTTGCTCTTTTACTT